TTTATGATTAGTGTAAGAATTAAAGATTTATGTAATCAATATGGCGTTTTTGTAATGTCAGCTACTCAATTAAATGCAGATTATGTATCAGCTCAACAATATGATCAGAATTTATTGAGAGGTGCAAAAGCTATTGCAGATAAAATTGACTGTGGTATGATTATGCTTCAAGTCAGTCAAGATGATAGAGAAGCATTAAAAAATATTGTTAATTCTATGGGTATTGAAATGCCTGATATAAAAATTTCTGTTTATAAAAATAGACGAGGAAGATATAAAGATATTCTTCTTTGGTGTAAATCTGATAGAGGAATATGTCGTATTGATCCTATATTTATAACTAATTATAATTATGAACTAATGGATATTGAAGATTTAAAAATTAAAGTTACACCTAAAATTGAAGCAAGTGCGTTTTAAGGAGAAAAAATGACAGAAGATAATATTATTTGGTCACTTGAACGATGTTGTTGTGGAGTTCCAGATGCTTGTAGTGATTGTAATTATGACAATTATCCTCCAAGAATATGTGTTCAACATTTAACTGCTGACGCATTAGAGTTAATAAAAAAATATAAGGAGGAAATAAATAAATGATTATTTGTGGTTTTCCTGGGGTTGGAAAATCTATCTTAGCAAAATTTTCTAATTGGGTAGATTTAGAAAGTACCCCATTTGAGAAAGATTGGGTTCGTTATGCAAAAGTAGCAAAACACATGAGTGATAATGGATATAATGTTATGGTGTCTACTCATCCTCAGTTGTTAGAACAATTTGAACAAATGGAAGTAAGATATACTGTTGTAGTGCCTCCTTTTACTGATGTTTCTATCTATAAAGATAGATATATCAAAAGAGGAAATAATATTGATTTTACAGCTTTAATTGAAATAAATTGGGATAAATGGATTGGAGATATTATAACAAAATCTTCAGTTAATAAAACTGTTGTAATATTACCAAAAGATGGTTGTTTACAAGCCTATATTAAAGAATATGAAAACATATAAAGAATTAAAATCCTTATGGAGCTGGTTGGGTTTTGTACTATGGTGCGGGAATTGGAGAAAAGCTGAAGAAACTTGTCAAAAAATTGATATAATCGCAAAACAGCATCCAATTATAAATTTTTTTGCTATGATATTACATTAAAGGGGTTAATATGAGGTTCAAATATGATAAAGATACATTAAAAGAAAATTTAACAATAGAAGAAGTATTTGACCTTGTAAGTGAATTGGGCGGAGAACCTACAATGGGAAATGGATTATTCACCGCCCGCACAATTTGTCATGGTGGTGACAGTCAGGAGAGATTTATGAAAATTATAAATAAAAATGAATTTAAAAAATTAATAGAAGAATATCCAGATGGTGGAATCGTATTTGCGGAATATAGCCCAGATATAATAAATAGTGAAATTATGGTTACGGATGGCGATTTTGGAGCTACTTGTATTATACCTCATCATGGAGAAGTATTTAATTTTGATTGGAATATTGAAGAATATAATATGGTTGATTTATTTATTATTTTTGATAATGCCGATATTTTACAAATGATCCAAATATTAACTTCTGGATTGAAAATTAAACTAAAAGATTATTATGAATAATTTGGACAAACTTAATTAATTTATTATTAGTAATTTTAATATATTATGACACAGAAGAGAAAGAAATGAACTTTATTTAAATTTAGGTTGTGTCAGATAGGAGATAGCATATGAAAAGCGGTATTTATAAAATTACTAATTTAAAAAATAATAAAATTTATATTGGACGTGCGGTAGATTTACAAAATAGAAAATGGCGTCATTGGTGTTTTCTACATCCAGATCAATATAAATAGAGTAGCTTAAAAACAGAAGTAAATATGGAAATTCATCAAGATATGATGAAAAGTCAAAATGATTCTGATTTTAATTTTGAAATAATTGAATATTGTTCTGAAAATTTATTGGATGAAAGAGAGCAATATTATATAAGAAAATTTAATAGTATAACTCCAAATGGATATAATCATACTATTGGAGGACAGACTTATCCACATTTAAAAGGTGAACAAAGACCAAATCATAAAATTACTTAGCAAGAAGCGAAAATAATAAGAGAAGAATTAAAAAAGGGTAAATCTGTTAAAGAAATACAATTAATTATTCCACAAGCAACAATGGGAATGATTAGTGCAATAAATACTGGTAGAACTTGGCATAGTGATAAAGAAATATATCCATTAAGCAAATTAAATGGAGTTAAAAAATTTACCGACAATCAAGTAAAATAGATTCGTGAATTAAGAAAATCTGGTATACCAACGACCGATTTAGCTATAAAATATAATACAACAACAAGTCAAATTTCATCCTTAACAACTGGAAAAACAAGAAAAGATGTTGATGGAGATTTAATTAAACAATTTAAATTTTCAAAAGAACAAGTTATAAAATATAGAACTCAATATAAAAATACCCAATTAACTATGAAAGATATTTGGAAAAATAGCGAAGTAGCTGACAAAATATCTTATGATGCTTTTTGTGATATGTTAAAAGGAAAAACCTATAAAGAATATCCTATTTATAATAGAAATAATTATAATCCACAAAATAAAAAAATGCAATCTGAAAGATATGAACAAATTTATAAATTATATTTAACTGGAAAATTTACAAAAAAAGAAATTGCAAATCAAATTGGATGTTCAGAAAGAACTGTTTATAGGGTAATAGAAAGCTATGTATAAATATGATAAAGAAGAATTAAAAAAAGAATTAACTTTAGAGCAAGTCTATGATTTATTAACAGAATTAGGGGCAGAGCCAATTCTTAAAGATAATTGTATTATTTGTAAAACAATATGTCATAATAGTGATTTAACTAATGCGAGTCACAAACTTTATTACTATTCAAATACACATCTATTTCATTGTTACACAGGATGCGGAGATGCTTCATTTGATATATATGATTTAGTATTAAGAGTAAATAAAACTGCTGGTATCCAAAATTTTTCCTTACCTCGTGCTATTGCTTTTGTCGCTAAATATTTTGGATATACAGCAGAAACTTTTGATTTTGAAGATAATCAAGAAGCAAATGAAGATTGGCAAATTATTAATAATTTTAAAAGAAACAAAGAAAAAACTCAACCGCAAATTATAGAATTAAAAGTTTATGATAATAAAATATTAAGATATTTACCTCATCCCCGCATCATTCCATGGGAAAAAGAAGATATAACTTTTAATGTTATAGAATCAAGAGGAATATGTTATGATCCTATTAATGAGGGTATTGTAATACCACATTATGATATAGATGGAAATCTTATTGGAATTAGGGAAAGAACTCTTATCAAAGAGAATGAACAAATACAAGGTAAATATCGTCCTGCTTATTTAAATGGCAAATTATATAATCATCCTTTGTCTTTTAATATTTATAATTTAAATAATTCAAAAGAGAATATAAAAAAACTTCAAAAAGCAATTATTTTTGAATCAGAAAAAAGTTGCTTAAAATATGCAAGTTATTTTGGTATTGAAAATGATATTACAGGGGCGGTTTGTGGTAGTAATCTATTAAATTATCAATTTTTATTACTTTATAATTTAGGGGTAAAAGAAATTATAATTGCTTTTGATCGACAATATCAAAAAATAGGAGATGAAGAATATCAAATATGGATTAATAAATTAAAAAAGATTTCTCAAAAATATAGAAATTTTTGTAATATTAGTTTTATATTTGATACTAAAAATTTATTAGATTACAAAGATGCTCCAATTGACAAGGGAAAAGAAATATTTTTACAATTATTACAAGAAAGGTTAGATGCCGATGGAAAATAAGTGGCAAGTTTATATTCATATTAATAAAATTAATAATAAAAAATACATTGGTATTACATCAGAAAAAGATCCAAATAAAAGATGGAAAAATGGTTTAGGCTATAAACGACAAATTTTTTATAAAGCAATTTAGAAATATGGATGGAATAATTTTTAGCATAAAATTCTTTTTACAAATTTAACAGAGCAATAGGCTAAACAAAAAGAAATTGAATTAATTGCTTTATATAACACTAATAATAGTTTATATGGATATAATCAAACAGCAGGTGGAGATGCAACCCCAGAAAAAACCGATGAATTAAAATTAAAAATTAGTAATTCTTTAAAAAAGTATTATTAGACTGATAAAGGTAAAAAAGAAAAAGCTAAACTTAGCAAACAACAAAAAGAATATTTTTTAACGCATGAAAATCCTTTTAAGGGCAAAAAGCATTCTACTGAAGCTAAAAAAATTATGAGTGAAAAAGCTAAATTAAGAAAACCAAATAATAAAATTGCTATCCAAATGTTTGATGATAATGAAATTTTATTAAAAACATTTGATTCTAAAAAAGAAGCTTTAAATTATTTAAATATTACTTGTCTAAAAAAGCAAGTTCCATTTTATTTAATTTGGATTTTATAAAACAGGTCCTGTTATAATATATATTATTCGTTATATTCAATTACATATCGTTCTTAAAGTGATGCGATTTTTTTATTTTCT